TTACAAAGCATTGGACGAGGATTACGTCAATCAGACGACGGAAGATCTACTACCCTTTATGACATCACAGATGACATCCATTATAAAGGAAGAAAAAACTACGCGCTACTTCATGGCGAAGAACGAGTAAAAATATATAATAAAGAAAAATTCAACTTTAAGATTATTGAGGTTCCAATTGGAAATTAGACAATTTAAATTAGCTACTGACGATGAAATTATCTGTGAAGTAGTAGAATATCATGAAGACGATGATGCAATTGTCATACGTAAAACTATGAAATTAGTCATGATGGATAATATGGCTAATGGCGTAAGATATTACGCCTTTCGTCCTTTTATGATGTATCAATTAGAACCAGAAAGCTTTCAGATTATTAATTGTCAACATATTGTTGCAGAAGCAAATCCTACTCAAGAAATAATTCACGAATATTTAAAAGCTTTAGAAAATGTAATGATCGATGACGACACAAGTGAAGAAAATATGGATGAAATTCGACGCGAGACCAAACGTCAATGGGACGCTTATCAAAAAACAAAAGCTCAAAGTATGAAAGATTATTTTACTTCTGATTCTGATAATGTTATTCGATTTACACCATCAAAAGACAAAATGCATTAAGGTATACTATCTCCCCCTCAGTATACTCTTTTATTATAACATGGTTTTTAAAGTTTGTACACGCTTTTTTTCAGTGTACAATCACTTTTTTTCGTTGTATAATGGTATTAATTATGTTAAAGGATTTTGATTATGAAACCACAAGATAGGCCGCATTATGTGAATAATGCTCAGTTTTCTCAGGCCGTTGTAGACTATGTAACCATCTTAAATGAAGCTAGAAATAAGGACGAAAAACTTCCTATAGTCCCTGATTATATTGCTTCATGTTTTCTTAAAATCGCTGAAGGTCTTTCTCACAAAGCTAATTTCATTCGATATACTTATCGAGAAGAAATGGTTATGGATGCGGTTGAAAATTGTTTAAAGGCAATCGAAAATTATAATTTAGAAGCAGCTACAAGAACTGGTAAACCAAACGCCTTTGCATATTTTACACAGATTTCTTGGTATGCGTTTTTACGCAGAATTGCTAAAGAGAAAAAACAACAAGACATCAAATTTAAATACATGTCACAATCTGGAGTTGAAGCTTTCTTACTGGATGAGACTGATAATCCTGTAGCAGCAAACTTTGTTGATATGCTTAAAGATAGAATTGAAAAAGTAAAAGGGTATGATACAGAAGTAAAAGAGTTTGCTAAAAAAGAAAAGAAACGTAAACGTCCTATTCAAAAAGTAGATTCAGATTTGGTAAAGTTTTTTCAATGAAAGTAGCAATTATTAATGATACTCACTGTGGCATCCGTAATAGTTCTGACATATTTCTCGATAATGCAGAGAAATTTTATGCTGATGTATTCTTTCCTACTCTTTTGGAACGTGGTATTCGCCATATCATTCACCTTGGTGACTACTTTGATCACCGGAAATTTATTAACTTCCGCGCTCTTAACCGTAACCGTCATGTCTTTCTTGAACGGCTACGGCAAGAACAAATAACAATGGACATTATAGCAGGTAATCACGATACCTACTATAAAAATACAAATGATCTTAATTCTCTTAAAGAACTATTAGGACATTATATGAATGAGGTTCATATTATACATGAGCCTACTGTGATGGAATACGGTTCTTTAAAGATGGGAATGGTACCATGGATTTGCGCTGAAAATCACGAAAAAACTATGGAATTTATTAAAACCGCAAAATGTGATTGGATTGGTGGTCACTTTGAATTTGCTGGTTTTAATGTTATGCGTGGTGTTATTGCACCGCATGGATTAGATCATAAACTTTTATCACGATTTGAACGAGTATTATCTGGCCATTTTCATACAAAGTCTCAACAAGATAACGTAACATATCTTGGAACACAAATGGAATTCTTTTGGTCAGATGCTAATGATCCTAAATTCTTTCATATTCTTGATACTGAAACAAGAGAATTAGAAGCAATACGAAATCCTTATACTTTATTTGAAAAAATTGTGTACAATGACGAAGAAACCGATTATAATAAGTATAATGTCAGCGACTTAGATGGTAAGTACGTAAAAGTTGTTGTCGTAAATAAAAAAGATATATTTACATTTGATCGATTTATTGATAGAATACAAAATAGAAAGATACACGATCTTAAAATTGCTGAAAACTTTGATGAGTTTGTAGGCGATAACGTAGAAGATGAATCAGTATCTATTGAAGATACTACCGAATTACTAGATACGTATATTGATGCTGTTGAAACTGATTTAGATAAAGACAGACTTAAAGTTTCTATGCGTAATCTTATGACTGAAGCACAGGCTATCGAAACAGTATGATTTTATTTAAAACTCTACGGTTCAAGAATTTCTTGTCTACTGGAAATAATTGGACCGAGATTAATCTGAATAAGTCAAAGTCTACTCTTATTGTTGGACAAAATGGCGCAGGCAAATCCACAATGCTAGATGCAATTGCATTTGGTTTATTTGGTAAGCCTCATCGTAATATTAATAAACCACAACTTGTAAATTCAATTAATGGTAAAAACTGCTCAGTTGAAGTTACATTTGATATTGGTAAATCATCGTATAAAATTGTACGTGGTATTAAGCCGAATGTATTTGAGATTTGGAAGAATGGTGATATGATTAATCAATCATCACATTCCAAAGAGTACCAGAAGATTCTCGAGCAAAACATCTTGAAGCTAAATCATAAAAGCTTTCATCAGATTGTTGTCTTGGGGTCCTCCTCCTTTGTTCCTTTCATGCAACTCCCGGCACAACATCGGCGAGATGTTATCGAGGATCTTCTGGACATTAATGTTTTTTCTAAAATGAATCAACTCTTAAAAGAAAAAAATACTGTTTTAAGAGATAAATTAAAAGATATTGAATATAATCTTGAACTAACTCGTGAAAAAATAGAACTACAGAAAAAGTATATTCGAGAAGTAGAGGAGTTAAGTAATGACCAGATTGAAGAAAAAGAAAACGAAATCTTCCTCGCAGAAGATTCCATCGAAAACTTACAATTGGAAAATGTCAACGCGTCCGAAGAAATCGAAAGTCTCTCAGAAGGTCTTGAAGAAAATCTCAAAAAGAACCATGATAAGAAGCAGACGCTCCTCCACTACAATGCAGAGTTTAATCAAAAAATCAAACAACTTGTCAAGGACTCGAAGTTTTACGAAGAAAATGATACGTGCCCCTCATGTTCCCAAGATATTAGTAACGACCTTCGATCGGAGAAACTCTCCACCGCAAAATCCAAAGCATCAGAGATCCAAAAAGCTTTGGACGATGTCTCTGAACAGTCGACTATTGTGGAATCGGCTATTGAACGGCTTAATAATACCTCAAATGAGATCAGAACCAAAACCTCATTTATATCTAGCAACAATAGAGAAATCGTACGGTTGCAAGGACAGATTAAAACTCTCACCGATGCCATATCAAAAATACGCAGCAATGATGGTGATGTAGCTAAATCAAAACTAGATTTACAAGAATTAACTTCTGCTAAAGATAATTTGCTTGAAAGTAAATTAACTATTAATGAAGAATATTCTTATAATACTGTTATGGCAGAAATGCTAAAAGATACAGGAATTAAAACTAAAATCATTAAACAATATATTCCTGTCATCAATAAGTTAGTAAATCAATATCTACAGATTTTAGATTTTTATGTTCACTTTGATTTAGATGAAAGCTTTCAAGAAACTATTAGGTCACGTCATAGAGATGCGTTTTCATATGATTCTTTTTCTGAAGGTGAAAAGCAACGTATTGACTTAGCTCTATTGTTTACTTGGCGAATGATCGCTAAAATGAAAAACTCTATTTCAACAAATCTACTTTTACTTGATGAAACATTTGATTCAAGTCTAGATCATGATGGTGTTGAAAACTTAATGAAGATTCTACATTCTCTTGACGAGAATTCGAATACGTTTATTATATCTCATAAAGGTGATATTTTAGATGGTAAATTCAAAGAAAAGCTAGAATTTGTAAAAGAAAAGAATTTTAGCAAAATAAAAGATTTACAAATTGTTGAAGAAATGGTATAATAAATACATTACTAATTGGAGTATATTATGGAATTGAAAGACGAAACACTTTCTGTATTGAAGAATTACGCATCGATTAATCCGAATATTGTAATTCATCAAGGCAATACAATTAAGACTATGACAGAAGCACGTAATGTATTGTCTTCTGCAACTTTATCCGAAGATTTTCCACAAGACTTTGGCATCTATGATCTCAATGAGTTTCTTGGTGTGATTAATCTTGTCGGTGAACCTCGACTTAAATTTGAAACCGATTATGTTGTCGTGACTGACAGTAGTAATCGTTCTCGTGTAAAATACTTTTTCTCAGATCCAGAGATGCTTACAACTCCTACAAAGGATGTTAAAATGCCTCCGGCTGATGTAAAGTTTATTTTAGATAATGATACGCTAAACCGAATTAAACGAGCGGCTTCTACTCTTGGCCACTCTGAACTTTCCATTACTGGAAAAGATGGTGTATTAAGTCTATCTGTCGTTGATAGCCAAAATGCAACATCAAACGCATTCTCTATTGATGTGAGTGGAGAATTTGCTGGAGATAATTTTAACTTCATATTTAATATTGCAAATCTAAAAATGATTCCGGGTGATTATGAAGTTGGTATTTCTTCAAAACTTATTTCACATTTTGTTAACAAGGAACTAGGCATCGAATATTGGATTGCCCTAGAAAAGACATCAACGTACGGAGTATAATATGTCAGATAAAAAAGAAGAGCAGCAGGATCCGCATGCTCCTATTTACGAAACATCTAATCGTGCATCGCGTAGCATGATTGCTGTTATCGATACTATGTGTCAACGTGGCGCATTTAAAGGAGAAGAGCTTTCAACTATTGGTCAACTTCGAGATCAATGTGTACAAGTAATTCAAATGGCAGAAAATTATCAACAGGAAAAAGCGTCTGCATAATTTACATTCCCACCAAACTGTGTTACAATATTATATTATGAGGGAAAATTATGTCAAACGAATTTTTATGGGTCGAAAAATATCGGCCATCACGTATCTCTGAAACAATACTGCCTCCCAGACTTAAAGAAACGTTTCAGAGTATGGTAGATACCGGTGAATTGCCTAATATGCTTTTCACTGGTACTGCCGGTCTGGGTAAAACGACTGTTGCCAAAGCTTTATGTAATGAACTCGGTTTAGATTATATCTTAATCAATGGTTCAGAAGAAGGCAACATCGATACGCTTCGTACTAAGATTAAACAATTTGCGTCTACCGTTTCATTACAAGGTGGATATAAAGTTGTTATCTTAGACGAAGCTGATTATCTTAATCCACAATCTACTCAACCTGCTCTTCGTGGTTTCATTGAAGAGTTTAGTAATAATTGTCGATTTATTCTTACTTGTAATTTTAAAAATCGTATTATTGAACCATTACATTCTCGTTGTGGTGTGTACGAATTTAATACCACTAAAAAAGAAATGGCCGAGCTCGCTGCAGAATTCTTTAAACGGTTTATAAATATACTCGATACAGAGGGCGTACCGTTCGAGAAGAATGCTGCGGCTGATCTCGTAATGAAATACGCTCCAGATTGGAGGAGAGTATTAAATGAAGGACAAAGGGGTAGATTTGGCAATAGCGGCATTAATGCTAACGATAATAGCACTGGCCTTAGCACCATTAGCGATTTGACCAAATATCTAAAAGACAAAGACTTTAAAAAGATGAGGCATTGGGTCGTTAATAATATGGACGTTGATGCCTCATCAATCTTTAGAGGGTTATATGACAATATGACTAATATTGTTGCTCCTCGATCTATTCCACAACTTGTTCTTATATTGGCCGATTATCAGTATAAACAAGCTTTTGTTGCTGATCATGAATTAAACGTCGTTGCTTGTATGACAGAGATTATGGCAAATGTAGAGTTTAACTAATGCTAATTTTGTATACACAACCCAGATGTCACTTTTGTGAAATCATGAAACGTCTACTTGGTAAGATGGACGAAGCTGAAGGATTTCAAATAGTTGATATTACTCAAGATGCTGAAGCTAAAAACTTTCTAAGAAAAAGAATGCATAAGACTGTTCCTATGCTTTATTGGAGAGTACCAGGTCATGACGTTTGGATCAATAAAGATATTGATACAAGAAAATTAACTGGTGAAAATTTAGGTCAAAGAATAAGAGAAGCAATAGCATCGACTAAAAAAGATAATTGTCTTGTATTTGATGTTGATGGAACTATTACTCCAAGTCGACAATCTATTAGTCCAGAACATAAAGAAATCTTAATGCAGCTTGCAGAAAAAGTTGACATATATCTTCTTACTGGATCTGACTTTGCAAAGACAAAAGAACAAGTAGGTGAACTTACTAAGGCTGTTAAAGGCTGTTATCAATGCGCGGGAAATGAATTATGGGTAGATGATAAACTTATTCAATCTGCTCCTGAATTTAATATACCAAAAATGATGGTTGCTTGGTGTAAACAAAAATTACATGAAAGCCCTTTTCCACATCGTACCGGTAAGAAACACATTGATCTACGTCCTGGTATGATGAACTTTTCTATTATCGGAAGAGGCTGTACTAAAAAACAAAGGCAACAATATATCGATTATGATATTAAAAACGGTGAAAGAGAAGCTTTAGCTAAAGAGTTTAATGAAGCATGGCATGGATATTCTGCACAAATAGCCGGTGAAACTGGAATTGACATTGTAGAACTTAATAAAGATAAAGGGCAGGTGTACGAA